TGGTGTATCTATGGTGTATCTGGGATACACCACTCTTGCGGGAACGCAAACAGTTGGTTGTAGGGATATAGTCATTAGTCTGAAAAATCTATATAGTAGAAATATTATGATGAAAAAACTTATTTTCAACACTGCGAAAGAGGGCTTTCGTAGAATGTTTAGACAACACAAGGCAGAGGTTAAAGCTGCTAAAGCAGCTAAGAAACGTGGCTTTACTAAAGGTGTTGAACCATATGATTTAAAAAAACGTGCATTTAAAAAATCTATTCGTTCAACTAGATTTATGAGTAAAGCTGATTACTTAAAATTACCAAAAACTAAAAGCTTACCAAGAGGTGGTCCTAAAATAAATCTTGTTGGTAAAGCCTATGCATCTGATAAAAAAGGTAAATCTATGAATATAACTTTACCTAAAAAAGAAAGAGAGGCTATTCAAAGAAGTATATCTCAATCAGTTAGAAGATTTATGTCAGAAAAAATTGGACGTAAACTTAAGGGTGGTGTAATAAGAGCAAAGAAAGGTAGATTTATTTAATGTATAAAAAACCCATGATTGTCGATCTTATAAATAGATTTGGCAAAGATAGAATTTTAAGAGCTTTGACTAAAAGAAGATTTACAAATAGAAAAAGAGTTGAAGAACGTAAGACAGGCCAAAAACATTTTGGTTTTAAAAAAGGTAAACACATCAAAACATAATGAAAAAAAACTCATTAAAAACTGAGCACGAGTTGACTCCAAAACAAAGAATGTTTGTAGAGATCCTGGTGCAGGAGCATGGTAATATTACACAAGCTGAAGCACTTAAACGTGCTGGCTATGATAGTAAAAGCGTTGAGACTGCGAGATCTCATGCATCACAATTATTAAATAGAAAAGTTAATCCTCACATTGCAAAATTTTATGATAAGAGATTTGAACAAGAAGTAAAAAAATACGAAAGTGACAACCTCAGACGTTACAAAAGATTTGAAAGACTTGCTGATAAGGCCGAGAAGAAAGAACAATTTGCTGCTGCAATAAATGCAGAGTTTAGATCTGGCCAACTTGCAGGAGCTTTCATTGATAGGAAAGAAGTTACAGTAACTGGTCTGGAGGGTATGTCACGTGAACAACTTGAAAAAAAATTGGAAGAACTATCCAACAAAATTGATGGATACAATGCCAAGACAATTGAAGTTAAGTCCGAAGACGTTGCAGAAATTGAACAAGGCTAGTTGGTCTGTTTGGATAAGAGAGTTTAACAAAGTTCACAATCCAACAATGTTCACTTCTGTTGGGGTTGTAGAGGTAAATGTAGATGAGAAAAAAAATAGCTATCCCCAAAAAAGTAAAAAATCAAATAGATAAATATCCCATGGTTGCTGTTGAATGGTACGACATAGTATCAAATAGTTCATGGACTTCATTTGACGATCTTAAAAAATCTAATTTGGCTACATGTATTACAAAAGGTCATCTGTTTTCACAAGCAAAAGGCGTGACTAGATTATTTGGAGATTACTCATTTGCTGACAATGGTGTTGACATTGAGAGTATAGGAAATACTACAATAATACCTAACTCAGTGATTAAAGAAATTAAAAAACTTAGTTAATTATGGCTAGCAAAAACAGAGAAAGTTTGTTGTGGCAGAAAGTTAAAAAAGCACTTAGTCAATCCTTTTTAACACGCATAGAATCTAGCACAATTAATGGAATTCCTGATGTACATGGTGTGCATAAACATGGAGTTTATTGGATAGAACTTAAATCTGATGAAGCTAATTATCCTAAACTTAATAAGTGGCAAATCGTTTGGATAAATAGATATATAAAAGCTGGTGGTGTCGTTTTTATCTTGAAAGAGACCCCCTCGCAGAGGTCTCTTAAACTCTACAGGCCGGTGTCCAGTTTCACCGATCCTCGGTCTCTCGTTCCTCGTTTCTCGTTCTCGGCCAACGGTCAATGGTTACAGCTGCAGGACCTGTTGCTGCTGGAGCTGGCAGCTCAGGATGCGTGATCCTCGTTCTCGTTTCCTGGCCACTGTTTTTTACCTCTTAGTTAGCAGTGGCCTGGTAACGGGGCCCCGGACTCAGGATCTCGTTCTCGTTCTCGGGCGAAGCTCGGTTCTCGTTCTCGGTCAGACCATCAGCTGGCATCCCGTGCAGCGTACGGAAGTAGCTGGTGCAGGTGATCCAGGCAAAGTTCTACTTGACATCTATCCCATGAAGTCTTATATCTGAAGAATGGCAGTAGATTTTGATGCATTAGATCTCGTTCGTTCTCGGAACAAGTCTCGGGAATATAATAAGAAACTAGATTTGCTCCAGCAGCAGAACCAGTCACTTCAGGAGCTGGTAGCAGATGCCATTACATGTGTAGAGGAAATGGAAAAGCCA